CCACCGCCGTTGCTGTTGGCGCCGGTGAGCATCCGCTTGGTTTCGGCAGCGTTGAACATGTGCCCCTTGCCCGACGCGTAGCCGAGCTCAGGGCCCTTCTCGCCGGCGAGGAACCACCCATTCCACAGCGGGCCGCCCTCAGCTCGCGCGCCGTCAAGGGGCGCGGCCGGGTTCGGCAGGCCGGGGTCGCCGTTCAGGTCGCCGAACATCTTGCCGCCCTGGCCGCCCGTGCCGTTCCCGCCCATGCCGCCCGGCTTGATCGAGTTGAGCAGGCCGCCGATGCTGTCGATCGTTTCCCTCAGGAAGGGGACGGCAGCGATGATGCCGTTGATCAGGCTGTCGATGATCGCCTTGCCTGCCGCGAAGAGATCGATGTTGTCGAAGGCGGTCTGCAGGAAGGTCCGCAGTTCTTCGATTTTCGCGATCGCGTTCGTGACGTGGGTCGGGATGTCGGTCAGGAACTTGATGACCTGGTCGAGAACCGTGATCTCGATCGAGAGCCCCACGCCGAAGGCCTGGCCGAGCAGCCGCATGAACTCGGAGAACCCGCTCATGTCGGCGTTGGCGATGGCCTCGGCGATGCCGGTGATCAGATCCCACAGGCCGGTCGCAAAGTCGGCGATCGTGGTGCCCCAGCGGCCGAGGATCTCCATCGTCGCCGGGTCGATCCCCTCGGTGAGCCCCGTGAAGAAGGACACGGCCCCATCGGCCGCCGTTTTCGTCAGGTTGCCAACCGCACCGACGATGGCGACAACCGCATTGCCGAACGAGATGAAGATCGGGGTGATCGTGTCGAGGATCGGCTGCGCATCACTGCGGAGCTTTTCGAGGAACTTCAGGAAGTCGGGCACCTTGTTGACCAGGTCGGCCAACGTCGTTCCCACCGTCTGCCCCCACCCGGCGAAATCGAAACCGTCGCCAAGGCTGTTTAGGGCATTGGGTAGCTGCTCGATCCAAAGGACCACCTCCGAGAACAAGGCCGTCGCCTCGGGGGTAAGCCCCTGGGTGAAGAACTTGGTCAGGTTGTTCCAGAAGGCGTTCAGTCCGTCCCAGTTTTGGAAAGCCAGGTAGCCGAGCGCGGCGGCCACGATCGTGATCGGGTTCGACATCAGGGCCAGCGCCGAGGCGACGCCCGAGATTGCGAAGCCGATCGGCGCGAGGGCGGTCAGGGCCAGGAACGCGTATGCCCCCAGACGGAGGGCCTGGGGGTTGATGACCGAGATGGTGTCTACGAGCTTCACCAGCTCCTGCAGGCCCTTCACTGCGTCGTTGAGCAGGCCGGTGTCGGCCAGCGTCAGGACGAAGTTCTCGATTGAGGCGGTGAGCTCGTACCAGTCGCCGACCACGCCCTTGAGCCGCTTGGAGGACATCTCCGATGCGGCGCCGTCCATGTTCTGCTCGAAGTCGGCGGTCGTTCCGGCCAGGTCGCCGGCAAGGAACGCCATCATCTTCACGGCGTGCTGCTTGCCGAAGATCGCCCCGAAAAGAGCTTCGGACTGCGGGTTCGACTGGAAGGCCTTCATCAGACCAACCAGGTCAACCTGGGTGCCGAGCACCGTCAGCGACTCGCTCAGGCTGTTGGCAAGAGCGGTCTGGTCGACGATGCCCTGGTCGCCGACCGCCTGGTTGATCAGCTCCGAAAGCCGAGAGACCAGCTTTGCGGGAGACTTCGCGATAGCCGGGTCATCGAGCGCCGCCTGGATCTGCTTGTCGAGCCCCATCTCCTCGATGTGGATGCCATCCATGCCGAGGTTGGTGATGAGGTCCGAGGCGTTGATCTTCTGCGCGCCGGTGACGTAGTCGCCGAGGTCGATGTTCAGCTTGGCAAAGGCTTCCGACGCGGCCTTCGACGGGTTGATCAGCTGCAGCAGAGCGTAGCGCAGGCCCGTGCCCGCGTTCGACCCCATCATGCCGTTGTTGGCGAGGACGGTCAGGGACGCGCCCAGCTCTTCGACGGACATGCCGGTGGCAGCAGCGGCAGCAGCCACGTACTTCAGGGTGACGCCGAGGTCGGGGATTTCGGCCAGCGACCGGTTGGCGGCATAGGCCATCATGTCGGCGATCTTCGCCGTCGATGCCGCAGCCTCCTCCTCGGTGCCCATCGCCAGTCGCATCGCGGTCGCGGTTGCGATCAGGTAGGACGACGACTCCTTGAAGCCGAAGTCGCCGGCAAAGGCGAGGTTCAGGGTGTTGGCGAGCGATCCGCGGATCTGCTCGAAGGTCATGCCCGACTTCGCGAGTTCAAGCGCGGCCTGCATGATGTCGACGTTGGTCGCGGGATAGAGGGCATTCAAGTCCCGCGACAGCTGCTCCAGCTCTTCGCGCTGCCCGGCGGTGAGATCGGTCACCGCCTCGATGGCGTTGCCGACCTTCTCGAACTCGAAGACCTGCTCCGCCATGTTCTTGGCGGCGATGGTGCCGACGGCCCCGAGGGCCGCCGAGTCGCTGGCCGCCTGCCGGACCGAGCGCCCGGTGGCGGCCACCGGCTTGGAGACCGCGCCCATCGTCCGCAGTCCGGCCATAGTGCCACTGAGGGAGGAGAGGACACCGCTGATCATGCGGGCCGGACCCGACACCTGATCAATCAGGCGAAGGGTCAAAGTTGCTTCACGACCGGATGCCATTCACCTCTCCCAGCACGCGTAGAGCCTCCGCCCACCAGCCCGCGAGCTCCTCGAAGTCCATCTCGAGGAGGTCGCGGTAGGAGAAGTGGAGGACGTGCATTACGTCTGCGGCGTACCCTCGCCATTTCCGCCAGTCGGTGCGTTCGCCGCGGACACCAACTGGGGCATAAAATCCTTGGCCTCGCTGGCGAGGCGGGCGAAGTCGACCGCATCGAGCGAGATGATGACGAGCGGGGGCACGTCACACATCGCGGCAAAGACCACCATCTCAGGCGAGATGCCGCTGTTGAGCTGTCCCTGGAGATCCATCAGCTCGCGGCCGACGAGGCGGCGGGCGGTGATGCGGTGGTACTCGACCCCGAGGAGCTCGAACGGCTCGACCAGGTCGATGGTCTTGGAGCGCGGGCGACCGCTCAAATAGCGAGGGGCGGCCGGAGCCGCCCCTGCTACTGGAACCGATGCCTCGACGCCTTTCGTGGCGCTGACGATTTTATCCATTGGAATACCCGAGGATGGTGTTGATGTTGGCGAGCTGGTCGACGCGGTTGATCACACGACGGGGCGGGTAAGCCTGGATGTCGTGCGTCACCGAGCCGGCGATCTCGTAGCGGTAGGCGAGGATGCCGCTCATGGTCACCTCGATGCCGCCCTTCTCGCCGCGCTTCCACACGTCGCGGGAGTGCTCGTTGAACTGGCCCTGCAGCACCACGACGTGGGCGTCGTGCTCTCCGGTCAGGGCGTTCAGCACGGCGCCGCGAGCGGTAACCGAGATGAACTTGCCCGGACCCTGAGCAACCTGCTGCAGGACGTTGCGGGCATGGCCGGCGAACTTGAAGCTCGCCTCGAGGGCCTCGAGGGCCGCCATGCCGTGGTTGACTTCGAGGTCCATGCCGCCACCGCGGTAGGCCTGCTGGACGACCTTGGGGGTCGGCAGGCCGATCTCCTCGCAGTCGATGCCGTGGTCCACGCCTGCGATGTAGACGGTGAACCCCTGAAGAATGTCGCGCATTCGTTTCTCCTAGCGTGACGTGTGGGGTTAGATCGCGCGGCCCGAGAGCCGTGCGATTTCGCGGATGGCGTCCTGCCCGAGCTGCTCGTAGTAGCCAGTGTTCCGCGAGAACTGGAACGTGATGTGCTCGATCGGCGCCGGGCCTTCGGCGTCGTAGGACACGTAGAGATGGCCGTCTGCCCAGCTCTCCTTGGTGTTGAGGCCGGCATCGAGCCAGACCCGACCACCCAGGGTCGCCCCCATCGCCTTCCACTTGCGGAGGGCCTGGTTCACCGTCTCGGCGATGTCCGTCAGCACCTGCAGGCTGAAGGGCTTGTCGATGAACGGTTCGTGCGCCAGCTCGATCGAAGAGATGATCGTGTCGTGCGCGCGGCGGACCGACCAGAACTTCTTGAGCGGGTCACCCGAGGGAACGCGGGAGCCCCAGAGCTTGAAGCCGCCGGAGGGCGACCGCACGATCGTGGCGACCGAGTTCTTGTTGAGGTACTGGCTCTCGACCGAGGGGTCGGACATCGAGTGCTCGACCACGCGGTGGGCGCCGACGATGCCGGCGATGACGTGGTTGGAGGGCGCTGCCCAGAAGCCTTCGGTGTAGTCGACCTGGGCCTGGAGGCCGGCGACGCGGGCGGAGGCCGGCTCGCTGACGATGGCGTCACCCTTCTGGATCTTCACGAAGGGGTCGACGATCAGCATGCGATCGCTGTCCCAGTCCAGGCGGTAGGCCACCGCGGCGTCCGAGGTCGAGTTCGGGCCGTCGGCGATGACGCAGGCGCGCAGGATGTTGGCGATGACCAGCAGCTCGGCGGTCACGGGGTTGGCGACGACGCCAACGACGGCCGTTGCCGTAGCCGTGGTAGTAAATCCACCGCCGGTCAGCACGACAGTCGGGGCCGAGGTGTAGCCGGAACCCGGGTTGTCGATGATGATGTCGGTGACCTTGCCGCCGGCGACGACCGCGTGGGCCAGTGCGCCCGAGCCGCCGCCACCGGTGAAGGAGACGGCGGGGGCGGAGGTGTAACCGGCACCCTGCACGCCGACCGTAACGTCGCTGAGCCCGTCGGTCGGGCGGTGGCCGGTAAAGCCGGGAGCGATGAGCAGCTTGGGGTCGAGGTTCAGCAGGTTCTTCGACTTGCGCAGGGCGTGCGCGCCGGTGCGGGCGGTCGGGCTGCCGACGATGTTGCCGCAGGTGGCGGCCAGGTTGGCGCCCTCTTCCACGCGGACCACCACGACGGTCTGCGACACGCGGGTGGCCTGGTCGAAGATGGCGTTGATGGCGTCGAGAAGAGTGCCGGCCTCGCCGAGCCCTTCGGGCACGTCATTGATGCCGTGGATCGCGATCGGCGTGTCCAGCGGCCACAGCAGCTCGTCGGCGTCCGGGGCGGTGCCCACGAGGCCGATCACGCCGGTGTCGATAGTCGCGACCGGGCGCGGGCCGCTGTCCTTCTCAACGGTCTCAATACCGTGGAGGTAGATGTCTGCCATTTGCAGAGCTCCTTAGGTGTTTGGCTGTTAGGCCGCGATGGGGGTGGTTTCGCTGAAGATGCGGACCGCCACGAACATGACCAGGGCCTTCCAGCGAGGGACGCCGAGGATCAGCATTGCCTCGAGGAAGACGCCGTCGGCCGTTGCCCGGTCGAAGGCCTCACCCTCGGGAGAGCGCCACGAGTAGAGGAAGTCGTGGAGCACCGCCGCCGCCGCATACTGCGGATCGTGCGGCGGGAAGAGCCACCACAGTGCACGGGGCACGGTGGCGAGGTCGGTCGGGAAGTTCTCCGGCACCGTGACCGTCAGGCCAGAGCCCTTGAACCCGATGTCGTAGGAGAACTCCCGGGTGGTGCGGTATCCGCGCCGGGGAGTGTCAGGCGAAAGCACGAGGGGCGCCGTGAAGCGCCCCTCCTTGCCGGTCTGCGATGTCATGTTGCCCTCTACGCTGCGATGTCCGAGGCCCACATCCAGAGCAGCGTGCGCTCGTTTTCCGGGATGCCCGCCAGCCCCATGAGGGTCTGGGTCATCGGGTGATCCCACTGGATGACGGTGGTGCGATCCCACCAGACCTGCGCGATGGCGCGGTCGACCGGATCCTCGATGGCCGCGATGGCGGTCTCGACGACGGCCAGATCGTAGCCGGCCGATAGGAGGCCGATGCGCAGCTGCCGGTCCGTCAGGGAAACGTCCGAGGGGGTGAGCTCCGGGATGTCCTCGAGCTCATGCACGAAGGATACAACCCCTGCAACTCGCGCCACAGTTGTGCCGATCGCGCGTTTGCCTTCTGGCACGCCGGGGTCAACGGGGAGGAACAGTCCCACCGAAGCGAGCTCGGCCTCCGTCCATTTTTGCGCGATGTCGCGCGGGTACAAGATGCCGTCGACTGGCTCGCCGCTCCAAGCGACGAACCCAGTCTCGGTTTCACGGTAGAGCATGATGGCCCCTTGGGTTACCTGAAGGATACTGCGATCCCGAGCGCGGCGTTGCCGGATGAGCCCGAGTACGCTGGCGTGATGACCTTGTTGGCCTCGAAACCAACGCCGTTGTTCTCGTAGAACGCGCAGCCGTGCTTCGAGGTACTCTCGATGAGCTGGTCATAGACCTCGGTAGCGTTGGTCCACACGATGTCGCCGGAGTAGCCGCCCTTATAGACGGCCACCGCTGCCGCGCCGCCGTCTGGCACATCCAGCGTGAACGGGGACGTCAGGCCGCTCACAAAGATGTTTTGGCCGTCAACCTTAGCCGGGGTGTCCAGGTTCTCGACCTTGAGGATGTGGATGGCGCCGCGAGAGCGGGCGGTGGTCCATGTAGCCGAGAACGAAATGGTGCCCGCAGACAGTCCGAGGCCGAACGCGCAGGCGTGTTCGCCGTCGAGCGGGGTGCGCGACACACCGCCGATGGTGACGTTGGACACCGTCCCATAGGACGACGCCTGATCCCCGACGCCGATGAGCAAGACGTCGCAAGCCTCGGTGAGCGTGAAGTTGCCGCTGAGCGTGTTGCCGTTGGCCGTGAACCCCACAGAGGTGATGTAAGTGAGCTTGACGGGGAGTGGTGCCCCGCCGAGCAGCCCGCCTATGCCAGGGAGCCCGGCCTCCTTCAGGCGGGCGCGTTCGGCTCGAAGGATGTCGTCGCCGGGGCGGATGATGGCGGGGCGCTTGGCCTCCCAGTGCTCGGGCAAGATAAGCTGCGGAGGCGGTCCCATTTGAAGCATGTCAGATGTCCTTACTCGCCAGCATCAGATGAACCTTGCCCCCCTGCCGCACGAAGTAGCTGAACAGATAGGTCTGCCCGCTAGGTATCGTGACGGCCGTGCCGGAGAATGCGGAGGTTGTGAGGCCCACGGTCCGGTTTCCGCCGGACGCGGTGATCTCGATTGTGCCGGACTGGCTCTTCAGGTTGGTGGCGGCGTTGAAGACGATGTTGCCGGTGGCCGTCCCGTACGCGTGGATGAAGGTGGCGAGGTCCAGGGTCAGGTTGCCTGAGAGCGTGGCCCCCAGGTTGACCGGGACCGCCGCGTCCCACACCGCATCCGCGGTCAGCACCTTCCCAACCACCTTGGCGAGGAAGTTCGCTGCGGTTGCGATGGCGGTCTGTAGCACGTAGAGGGCGTCGTGGTTGTGCGCCTCCTTGGCCAGGGGCGTTCCCCCAGGCGTGACCCCGTCGTGCACCACGACGGTTTTCTTGGTCGTATCGATTGTGATCTCGCCAGAGATCCCGGTGAACGCCGCGTGCTCAGCGGTGGTGCCGCGTCGCCGCTGCACTGCAGTGCTCATGAGAGGTCTCCGTAGTCAGCGGACGCCGTCGGCGACGAGGTGATCAGCCCGTAGTCAGCTCCCCCCTCGCCCCCGGCGTCGACCCATTCGGTCGCGTAGTCGGTGCCGCTCGACTTCGCCAGCACCTGCCCGGCTGTTCCGCCGGGCGGCAGCAGCTTCGGCAGCATGGCCTTGATCTCGACGCCGATCCGGGTGGCCAGGTCGGAGAGGCGGGTTTGTAGTGTGGCCATTCACCGCTCCTATGCCAGGGCGGCTTCGAACACCGTCACCCAGTTGGTGTCAGGGTTGCCGATCGCCGAGCTGTCCACCTTCGCGTTCAGCGCCGTCTGCTGCGCCGTGCTAACCGGCTTGTTTGCATCCGACGTGTTGTCGACATTGCTGAGGCCGACGGTGGACTTGGAGCCGTTGAAGCTGACCGTCACCGTGTCAGTCACCGCGTCCGTGGTGATTGCGATGCCTGTGCCGTTCGCCAGCGTCAGGGTGTCCGTCTTCCCATCGGCCGCGACTGACGTTTGCCCGGAGACCGCGATTGTGGTGAAGGCGTTCTGGTTGACCTCGGCGCCTGCGGCGATGCCATCGAGCTTGCTCTTGTCCGTCGAGGACATGAACCCGGAGACGCTCGTGGTGGCGTTGCCATGCCCGTGGCCGCTGTCGGCCTTGCCGTCGAGGGCGGCCTGCTGCGCGGTCGAGACAGGCTTATTCGCGTCGGACGTGTTGTCGACGTTGCCAAGGCCGACGTCGGACTTGGTCAGGGCCGACCAGACTGCGGCCGCTCCAGCGGTCGCCGCAGACTTCAGGAACTTGAGCACGTCGCCGGCGAGCGTCGCAGGGACGTGTCGGTTGCCGTCGGTGGTCGGGTGCACGTAGTTGTTCGCGCCGGCCGCGATGCCGTCGAGCTTGGTCTTGTCGGTTGCCGACATGAAGCCAGCCGCGCCGGTCGTTGCCGCGCCGTGGGTGTGGGTGTCGGCGGCGGCCCCGATGTTCGCCAGGGCCTGCGTCTTCTGAGGCGCGGTCAGCGTCTGGGCAGCGTCGAAGCGCACTCGATTGTCGAGGGCGGTCAGGATGCCCGTGATGTCGCCGTCGTTCTCGCCGATCAGCGTGGCGAGCTCCTGAAGGGTGTCGAAGGCCGACCCGGCGCCGCCGAGGATCTCGCTCTTGAGGTCGCCCAACTCCTCAATGATCTTGGAGGCGGACCAGGTGGCGCCGGTTCCAGTCGAGGCGTCGTTGATGCCCGTTGCGCCAGCGATCGCGCCCTGCAGCTCGTTGATGGCGGATACGAGGCTGGTCTTGGACGTCGTGGTGAGCGCCGAAAGGTCCGCGGCGTTGCCGTTGATCATCGTGCGGAGAGACTTGCACTCCGTCGCGATCCGGGTGGCGAGGTTCGTGATGTTCGTCTGCAAAGTCGCCATTACGTCGCGCCTTTCAAATCAGCATGTTGTCGAAGAGGAGGGTGAAGTCCGGCAGGTCGTCGTAGTAGCCGCCCCCGGGAGGGCCGGCGGGACCAGCGGGCCCAGCCGGGCCCTGCTCCCCTTGAGCGCCTGTTCGTCCGGAGGCGCCCACGGGCTCCGCCTGCACCTCGACGGCGCCCAGGGCGTCAACCGAAACCTCGACCGCGTCGTCGTCGCCCGTCTCGATGGCAATGCCGTCGGCGACGCCGGTCTCGATGACCACGCCGTCGACGATCTCGATTGTGATGGTGGTGCTGTCCATCAGGCACCCCTTGTCACTGGCACGACCACTGGAATGGTAAGCCGGAAGCCGAGGTGCTGAGCCTGGGGCAGGTCCGTCCGGACCACATCGAGAACGACGTGGCGCGCGGGCCAGGAGGCGCTTGCAGCGGCAGGGATCACCAACTCCAGAGCATCGACTGAGGTGCGAATGATCGTGCCGTCGTCGCTCGAGAGCTCGACCAGCAACTGCTCCAGATTGCCGAGGGGGCGCACCTGGGCCGTGAAGGTTGCGCCCTCGTCGAAGGAGCCCACGCCAGCGACCGTGACGCCGAGTCGCCACTCATAGCCGGCCTGGATGGAGCGGCCCGGAACGACCTTGCGCGTCATGCCATCCCCTTGCCGACCAGGAAGATGTGCACCTTCAAGTCATGGTCCACGTAGTAGGAGATGTCGTTCTTGCCCGAAGCGAGCTGGATGCCCGCGCCGTTGTTGGCGATGAACGTCGCCGTGTTGACGCCCAGAGTGAAGGCGCCGGGATTGGTCAGGACGATGACACCGGTCTGCCCCGGGGCGAGGTTGGAAGCGGCGCTGAAGGTGATATTCGCCGCGAGGGTGCCGTAGGCGTGGAAGAACGCCGCGAAGTCGAGCGTCACACTTCCGGAGAGCGAACCCAGGTCAACCGGCGCCGCCGCTCCGAATACCTTGTCCGCCGTCAACACCTTGTCGGCCGCCTTGGCGCGGTACTGAGCGGCCGTCGCGACGTTGGCAATGGCGAGATACACGGCATCCGCTTTGCCCTTCAGGTAGTTCGACCAGAGGTTGAGCATCCCAACCTTACGGGTGGCGTTGCTCGCAGCGCTGTCCGCTACGACAAACACATCCCCGTCCAGTGGGGTGTTTTTGGCCGTCTGGCCCACGATGGCAGGGCCGAGAGCCGCCCAGATGGCCGTCTTGATGTTGGCCCAAGACTGCTTGATGAGGGCGCCGGTGCTGCTCTTGCGAATAGCGAACTCGTCGGCGTCGAGCACTGTCGTTTGCGCGACGGCCGCAACCTGAGCCGAGATCCCGAGGCCGTCGAGCGCGGTCTGCAGGTTCACGACATCTTCGATGACGTGCTGGTGCGAGCCGATGATGGAGGCCGGCGACGCCGGCCCCCAGGTGCCGTCCACTAGCTTGACCAGGACATACCCTGCCGGCGCCACGAGCGTGCCGCCTACATCCGAGAGAGCCTCGAGGGTGTGGGTGTGGGTCGTGTCGGACTTGCCGGCCAGAGCGGTGGTCAGCCCCTGAATGTCGGCGATGACGTGCTCGTGGTCGATCGGCGCCAGGTCAGCGATCGCCGCGAACAGCAGGTGGATGTCGTTGTCGACGAGATCCATCGCCTGCTGCAGCAGGAGCACGTCGTCCGAGACGTTGTGCGCCGGCACCGGCTTCGGGTAGTTCCGGTGCTCAGTGTTGGACATAGTCCACCCCCATTACATGACGGCGGCGCCGAGATCCCCGAACAGCGGACGGGCAGCGGGCCCGCCGGTGAAGGTGAATTTCAGGCGCCCCTGGATTGCGTTGATCCCCGTCGCCTCCATCTTCCGCTCCACCCAGCCGGGCAGCGCGAGGACTTCGGTCGCGACGGTCGGCAGGGCCTGCCAGTTGTCGTCTGCCACGTCGTACTGGGCGGTCAGCGTCGAGCCGGCCGGAAGGAAGGCCTTCATGTACGACGTCAGCTTCACCACGCTGCCCAGGTTGAAGGCCCGGCTGACGTAGCTGCCGCTCGTAGCGATCTTTCCCGCGACAAACCAAACCGGCGCGAACAGCGTCGGCGACAGCTTCTCGGTGCCCGTCAGGACGGCCCGAAGCTGCACGGTCTCGGTGATGAACTCGGTCAGCTGCAGCACTTGGAAGGGCAGCACCCGCCAGACCTCGCTGTTGGCGCGGACGATCTCGAAGACCACCGAGCACTCAGCCGAGGGGAGCTCCACTACGGCGCGGACCTGCAAGTCGCTGGCGTCTACCAGGTTGAACGAGCCCAGCGGCACCGTCTTGGTGAAGCCGGGGTTGGTGAACTTCGCGGCGATCAGCCGGAAGGTCACATCTCGCTCCTGATGGGCAGTCCAGGACTTGGCGTTCGACGACGACAGATTGACGCCGATCGAGTAGGGCTGCGCGCCCACCCACCGCTGCTGCGCCGTGTCGAAGTCGCCGACGCGGGCCATCGCGAGTGCGTGGTTCGCGTCGTCCGTCTTCACGACGAAGGCCGCGTCCTGAGAGGGAAGCGTCAGCACCGGCATGGCATAGCGAGCCGACTTCCAGCCGGGCGTCGCGCCCAGCATTGAGACGAAGGCCTGGGCCATGACGTCTTCGGTCGGGTCGCCGTTCTCCACGGTAACCTGCTCGATCAGCAGCGAGTTGTCGGTGTCGCCGACAGCGCACAGCTTGATGTCGACCCCTACGAGCTGCCGACCCTCGACGACCGTGAAGGTCTGGGCCTGCGGATCGTAGGACGTGCTGTTCCCCGAACTCTGCGGCTCCGGCGGCCGCCTCCAGCGCTCGATCGTGGTGACACGACGCATGGTCGCAATCTCGATCGTGCCCTGGCCGACGAAGAAGGCATAGGCCTCCCCGCTTGCCGCACCCTTCGCCACGACCGCCTTGGTGCCGGCGGTGATGTTCGACGGGATGACGAAGGTGTTCGTGATCTCGCCGTTGGCGTCGGCGGTGATCACGCCGGCAGGCTTGACGTCGACGCCATCGAAGGTCAGCGACTGCAGGACTTCGCCCGGCCCAAACCCCTTCACCTTGAAGGTGATCGGGATCTGGCGCAGGAACTGGATCAACTCGTCGCGCTCACCCAGCAGCTGCACATCGGTCGAGGTGACGACCAGCGGGCCGGTGCGGGTGGTGCCGCGATTGAACTCCTGCGTGACGGGCGAGGCCCATACGGTCTGCTGCACCGTCCAGAAGTCAGCCGAGGGCGTGATCGTGATCGCGCCCGGCATCGGGTTGAAGTTCTGGTACGGGTTGATCTTCTCGCAGAAGGTGTCGAGCTCCTGCGCGATGATGACCTCCTCGACCCAGTCGAGCATGACCGGACCGGCGAGCGACGCCTGGTAGAACGTCGGCTCGATCGCCAGTTCCATGAACCCGTCTGCGACCGCTGCGGTTTGGGTCTCCCCAGCGTCGCGGTAGTAGTCGTTCAGGAACGGGTCGACGAAGGTGTTCTTCTTCGCCGTGGGCTCGCGGGCGTCGATGCCGGACTTGATGCGCTCGAGCTGCACCAGGCGAACCTGGTTCTCGAGGACGCGGGCCATCCGGTCGATCTCGGCGAAGGTGCGCCGATAGACGCCGTCGTTCTCGACCTCCGGCTTGCCGATCCACGTGTTCTTGATCTGCGCCAGCGGGAGCAGGTCGTTCGGCGGGATCGGCGGCAGGGCTTTGTCGAGGGCCTGAGCCGAGACGCCCTTCACGTAGACCGAGACGCCAGCCTGGTTGAGGCAGAGCCGGTCGATGCGGGGCAGCTTGTACGTGTAGCCGACCAGCACTTCCGTGCCGTCTACGCCGCCCGCGACCACGACATTGAAGTCGTCGAAGCTCGTCGGCACCACCACCGCGCGGTAGCGGTAAGTCACGTCGTACTGCGAGCCGCCAGCCGGCTCAGCGCCGGCGGGCGACCAGTCCACCTGATCGCCGGTTTTGATCCAGGAGGCCGGGTTCGTATAGGTCGTCCCGCCCTGCACCACCGAGATGATCGAGGTGATCGAGCTATCGGGCAGCAGGTCGGCACCGTGCACCGTATTGCCGCGCGTGATCGAAACCGTCTTCTGCTTGGTCACCAGCACTGAGGTGATGCTGGCGATCGGCGAGCGCGACAGGGCGATCGTGTTGGGGGTCGAGCCGACGAAGGTATGGCTCTCGGCCGCCACTGCGCCGATGTCCCAGGCCTCGAGCTCCTCGTGGCGAAGAGCGGCGGCGCGGGTGCGCTTGAAGCCGTAGATATTGGCCGTGCCCTCCTGGATTGAGAACACCTGCTTGCCACCGGATTTGCCGAGCGCCGTGACCCGGCAGCCCTCCACGATGTAGTGCCCGTGGGCTTCGCGGTCGTAGATGGCGATCGCGGCATTGATGCCGCTCAGCGAGGGAGGCGGCGTCTGGTCGACGATGGTGCCGTCGCTCAGGGTGTAGACCAGCACGAACGGCAGGTCGTCGGCGTCCTCGGCCAGGCACCACTCAATGGAGATCGTCTCGCGCGCGGCGCCCGGCTCTCCCTCCGACAGCGTTCCGGGGACGAGGCCCAGAAGCGTCGGGTCGTCCTCGTGATCCACCCAGGTCTTGGTGACCCGCACGCCGATCTCGACGGCACCGACCATCGGCACGTCATAGAGAGTAGCCAAGCCGACCGGGACGACGTCGCCGCCCACGAAGAGCTTGCCGGGAGTGAGCAGAACGGTTCCCGCCTCGGTATCGACCACGGCGGCCGCACCTTCGACGCGATCACCGTCCTTGGCGATCAGGCCGGCCACACGGTTGTGCCGCTGCCGGGCGATGGTCTGGGCCTCGTTCAGCTCGGCCGCCTGAACGTCGCGGTCGCCGACGAAGGCGACGCCCTGCCATTCGGGATGAGCGGGGGCGCGGTCGAATGCGTTCGGGATGCCGCTCTCGTGCTCGTGGGCCATCAGAACCTCAGGATGAACTTGATGTCCTCCCGCACGGTGGGCCGTAGCGGGATGGAAACATTGGTGGTGGCGATCTCGTCGGCCGACACGACGTCGTCCTCCTCGAGCCACAGGCGGCCGGGCGGTACGTCGTCAGCGGTGACGAGGTTGAAGGCGAGGCTGACGGAGGTGGCGGTGCGCCCCGCTCCGTCCCCGAACCCGGTTAGCGCCGCCAGGTAAGCTCGGCGTCCGCTCGGGGTCGGCTGGTACTTGATGTTGGCGACCTTGTAGACGCCGGCAGTGTCGTCCTCGACGGTCCACTGGGCCCGTAGGCGCCGGTAGCCGATCAGGCCGTCCGTGTCTCTGAGGCAGACATAGCCGGGGTTGGCCTGGAACCAGGCCGCCAGGAGCGCTGCGCGAGCGTCCACCCCGTCCGCCGTCCACGGGAAAGTGGCGTCGGTCCACGGGTAGCCCATGTCTTCCCACGTGAGGCCGCCGACAACGGGCTCGAGCCAATTGTCGATCGCGCTGCCGTCCTCCTCGGTCAGGAGGTTGACGATCTCGGTTGGCCGACCGAACGACCAGAGCGGCCCGTTCTCCCGCAACCGGACCCCGCTCTCGGCCTCGAGCCGAGACCCGTCGAGCTTTGCGCCGCCGTCGCCCACCAGGGGGCCAACGTCGTAGTAGTGCACACCGCGACGGAAGACCGAGCGCTTCGGCACGGACAGCGTGGCGATGCCGTCGATCCGGTCGAGGTCGGGATAGTCAACCGGCGGCAGCGTCGGGAACCGCAACTGGAAGGAGTTCCAGAAGTGGCGACGGGCCAGCGCCTCCTCGATCGAGGCCGTGTAGCCAATGAAGCCGAGACCCTTCTGGACGGCCGCATGAGTGCCGCGGACGCGCTGCCAGTCGATGCCCTGCTCGATCAGCTCGTAAAGGTTCGGCACATAGGGCCGGAGCTCGTCGAGGCCATACTCGTAGACGAGGAACGGCAGCCAGGCCGCCGGAGGGTTGACCAGCTTCGTTCCGCGGATCGCGTTGATCGACCCCTCGACGCTCACGATCGTGTCGATGGTGGAGGCGAGCGCCTCCTCCCACGAGGTGGCGTTCGCCGGAAGAAGCTGCTTCAGCATCAGAACCCACGTCCCATGTTGGTGATGGTCACCGTCCCGAGCGCCGCGGCTTCGTTGAACGGGACGGAGATGTCCGTGGCAGGCGCAACGATCTCGACGCGCTGCACGCCGGGCTGCATGAGCTTGGCGATGATCCACGACTTGGTGAGGTCAAACCCAAGGGTGTCGACCTGGCTCCACGCCGCGCGCAGGGCCGCCTCAAGACCAGTGGCCACGGCAGGGGCCGCGCCGGGCAGAAGCCAGACGTTCGCCGAGACGTTCACCACCTGCTTGACGGCGCCGGAGACCACGATGCGGTCATTGACCATCCGCACCTCGGCCTTCTGCAGCGCCGCATCGACCGCCGCCAGGAGGGCCGGGCTGGCGACGCCGCTCTCCTCGGTGCTGAAGATCGCCACGCGGATCGTCGGGTCGCGCCCCACGGTGTAGACCGCGGCGTCGGCGACGCGCACGTCTGAGGTGAGCGCCACATACTTGTACCGGGGCTCGGTGCCGCCGGTGGACCTGCCCTGGATGGCGAGGATGATGCGCGCCCTCAGGCGCTCATCGTCCTCCTGGTAGAGCCGCACCACATCGTAGAATGCGGCGAGGTGGTCGAGATCACTTCCGTAGGCGAAGGCCAGCAGGTTTGCCCGCACCGCTTCGTTGATGCGCTGGCGCAGCATCACGTCGCCGTAGGTCGCGGCCTCGAGCAGGATCTTGGCCGGATCAACCTCGAGGCCTTGGGTGTCGTAGACAACCCCGACTGCGGCGAACTCCTGGACCAGCTTGTCGACGAAGAGCTGCAGCCGCACCTCGTAGTCGATCTCCTGGATGACGCCGGGCAGCGGCAAGCCGGCCAGCACCTCGGGCAGCGTCGTCATGGGTCGCGGTCCTTAGCTGAGGTTGGCGGTGTCGATCGGGATGCGGAGCTGCTGGCGCTGCGCGCCGGTGATCCGCCCCTTGTGCCCATCCGGCAGGTAGACGCCGGTCATGGAGACGACCATTTCGCCGGGGGTGTCGACGTCGACGAGGATCTGCTCCACCTGGAAGCGAGGCTCGCCGTAAACCGAGTTTGCCATCTGCCGGGGCTCGATAGCCTCGGCAATGGCGATGAAGAACTCGAGCAGGGTTTCCTGGTTCTGCGGCCTGTCGATCAGCCCCGGAACGTTGGAGCCGAAGTCACGCCGCTGGACGCGCTCGCCGAGTTCGGTTGTGACGATCGTCACGATCGACTGCACCACGTGGGGCCAGCCGACGAGGAGCGCCCCCGTGTTGCGATCGATCCCGACGGAGCTCACCGGGTGATGATCCCATCGGGCGGCGACGGGGTCTCAGGGGCTTCAGCCTGCCGGCTTGCCTTGGTGGCCTTAGCCTTCTGCGCGCCGAGGTCGCGCGCCTTCTCGAGCTGGCCCGACATTTCGAGGTACTTCGCCTCGTTCGGGGTGAGCCGGACGATGTCGCCGACCTTGACCTGCTTGTCGCCGACCCAGTTCAGCCCGTTCTCGTCGCCGAGAAGCACTACGTAGTTGATCTTCTGCATCTAGCAGTCCTTCGGAATTGAGGTGCCGGTGAGCGCCGGGCCAGGCATGACGTCCTGGTGTTTGTGGCTGCTGCCGATGTCGATGCCGTTGTGCGTGACGCACGGCCCCTCGATGGTGACCTTCCCGCGGAGAATGATCCGCGGGCTCTCGATGACGTGGGTTTCGCCGGTGGACAGGATTGAGGTCTCACCGATTACGCGCCGCGCCTCAGCCAGCTTGTCGTGCGGCTGGCCATACTGCTTGCTGTACCCGCCGGGCAGGATCAGCCCCTTGCCAGGCTCGCCGGTGGGCGAGATCAGCAGGACGCGCTCCCCGACGCTGGGAGGATCCCAGTCCCGGATGTCGCCGGCACGCTGCAGCCACGGCACCTTCTTCGAGCCAGCGCCGTGGGCGTTCACCCGGGCCAGCCCCTCCCCGGGGTAGACTTCCTCCACCCGGGCTTCGCGGAAGGTGTTGTTCACCCGCCGCTGCAGGCGGATGACCTCGGCCTCGAGGGTCGCGATGCGATCGATGAGGCGACCGAAGACGTCCATGCCGGGCTCCAAAGTTTACGGGCGGCGGCGACCTCAAGGCCAGGGACTGCCGAGATCGCCGCCGCGCTTCAGCGCTGCGGGGAGTTGCGAGGAACCCGCGCGCTAAAGAGGTTGGCCGTGTTGGTCGAGCCAGGTCACCGGAGTGCCCAGCGTGACATAGGGCTTCGTTGGGTAGCCGAGCCGGTCGTAGGTGTCCTTCGACCAACCCATCGTCCGCACGATCCGTTCGTGATCGGTTACCGGTGCGTTGCCGTCGTAGATCGCTTTCAGCTGCTCCCCGATGCCTCCAAACCCGTTCGAGGCGGCAAGCTGGTCGAGGAAGGCTCGCAACCAGGATGGCGCGATGGGCGATGACGGTTCGTGCAGGCTGTTCGCCTCATAGGTGATCTGACGGGCGGCAATCTTCGTGCCGCCCTCGGTGGTCGCGCCGCGACGGCTGGTGATCTGCTGCGGGCCGTAGCAGATCGTCCGGAACACGTTGGCAGCCGCGTTGTCCGCGCGCAGGGCTTCGAAGATCTGGTACTCGAAGATGTCGAGGGAGGCCTCGAGCTCGCTGTCCGTCACCGGGAAGTTCAGCGTGTAGTTGGCCGTCTCGTCCTTCGAGAGGATGCCGATCAGCAGTTCGAAGGTGACGGTCATGGTGCGCGGCCCGATCAGGGTCTCGGCGTGCGCGATCGAGTTGCGATCATAGTCGGTGTAGATGACGCACATCGGATAGGCGACGTCCCGATCGACGCTGTCGACCGGCTCGATCTTGCTGTCGTAGATGTGCGGCCCCGCGAGCGTGGGATACGGCGCCACGCCGAAGTTGTTGAGCGCGGTGACAACTGCGGTTCGCACCGCCAGACGGTTGAGGCTCATGCCTGCTGCCCTCGCTGCACGAGGCGTAGCTCCATGCGAGCCAGGCCATCGCGCTGGTTATCCATCACCTCGAACTGCGGGAGGTTAGGCTGCGGGAACCCGAAGTCGTCGAGCATCTCGATCAGGTCGCCCTGACGGGGCTCGAGCAGCGGGTCGGGGAAATACTTGCGGTCGATAGAGAGAACCGGCTTTCGACCCACCGACACGGCGCGAAGGTCGTTCGCTTCTCGGTAGCTCTTTCGCACGCCGAGCTCGAGGCCGTACTCCGCCGAGGTGTAGTCGAAGACGCCCCACAGGTCGTCGCGAACTTGGCGCTCGGGATCCGGCCGGCGGCGGCCGTTGGGGTCCGTATTGTCGAGCATCGGGATCAGCCGGAAGCGTTCCTTGTTCACCCTGTCCACGGCCCCGGAGACCATTTGGTCGAGGCGCTTGAAGATCGACATATGGCCACCTCGGATATGCAGAAAGGGGCAGGATGGCGAACCACCCTGCCCCGCCTGGCAGCTAGTGTGAGCAGCGGCCTTGGTTAGATCGTGAAGGCGGCGCTGAGGCGCACTTCGCCTTCGGGCGACGGGTTGGCAGCTGCCTTGGCGGCAACGCCGATCAGGGCATTGGCGCCGGAGGCCGCGGTCGTGGTCGCCAGCTTGGTGGCATTGTCCCAGTAGATCTTGGCGCCCTGGGCCCAGGCCTGAGCCGAGACCTTCGGAAGCGCAAAGACGCCGGTGAGGGACAGCTCGACATCCTCGCCTTCGGCAGCCTTGCCGTTGGCGATGCCGAACATCGAGCCGACCAGGAGGCCAGCGCCGCTCTCGACGCCGCCTGCCGGGGCGGTCACGGTGATCACGTTCCCCGGCTGAATGAAGTTCTTCATGTTTTCCTCTCGTGAGGTTGCTGAAAAACGAAAGGGCTCCCGAAGGAGCCCGTTTCGTCGTCGTCAGTGGGTGGAGACGCTTACGCGCCGGGGTGACGGACCATGCCCTTGCTGTCGAGCGGGGCGGCACCGAAGTCGAGGCGAACCTTGACCTCGAGGCCGTCGACGTCGAAGCCGAGGCGGCTCTCGGTGTACGGGCCTTCGTTGCCTTCGAGGTAGGCGTACTCGATGGTGTCGATCTGCGCCGGGTCGGCCACGAGGTAGAACTCGGTGGCGGACTTCTGCGACAGGCGACCTTCGACGATCGGCTTCAGCTTGCGCATGCTCTCGGGCGTCACGTTGCCCGGCACGTTCGGCTGGAACGAGCCCATCAGCTGCTCGGCCTTGAGCTCGAGCTCGGTCGGCAGAAGCACGAAGGCCGGACGGAGGTTCAGCACCGTCTTGTTGTCGAGGTCGAGCTGCTTGCCCATCAGGGTGCGGCCGGCCGCAAGCGAGTCGACGCCGAAGGCGCCGCCGCCCGAGGCGATGTTGGCGTGATCGGCGTGGAACAGCGCCTTGCCGTCCGACATCTTCACGTTGTTCGTGATGACGCCCCAGACCGTGTCGCTCTCGAGATTCGCGACGGCCTTACCGAACTGACCGGGGAGGTCGGTGAAGGCGCCGAGGTCGTCGTTGATCAGCACCTGGCGAGTGACGGCCACAACACGACCATAGGTCGCGATCTTGTAGCTTTCCTTGCCTTCGGTCAGGTTCGTGCGCTTGAACTCGCCGCTCTCGTTGACCTTGAGCAGCTCGCCGGCGCCGCCCAGACGGACGCGGGTCATTTCCTTGAAGTCGCGGGCGGTGGCCTGCTTGCAGAACTCGCGCCAGGTCTGCGGCATCGCCTGGTAGGCGGCAAGCAGGGTGCGATTCGTGACGCCCTCGAGGATGATCGGGAAGTCCGAGGTCGACATGAACGAGCGCTTGGCGATCTCGTCGTAGGTCATGCCACGAACGTTCACGCCCTGCTCGCGCAGCGACTCGCGGGCCATTTCGATGAGCGACAGGCCACGATACTGGCGGCCGGCGTCGGTCAGCTTGGTGCGGGCCGGGGAAGCGCGGTTCAGGAGCGCGTTGGTCATCGCCTCACGGCGGGTCTCGACCTCGTCCTGCTGCGCGCCGCGCACGGTGGCATCAACCATCGGCACGATCGGCTGGCGGCTCTGGCGGGCCTCGATGCCATCGAGGATCGCATTGCGGAACGACTGCACGTCGCTGCCGTCGGCGATGGCGGCGTCGCGAATGGCGTCGGTCAGGCCGTGGCGCGCGGCCAGCGTCATGATGGTCGACACGCGGGTGCGCTCGGCGGTGCGGATGGCGTCCTGGTCGACTGCCGGAGCGGCGACGGGGGCGGCCACCGGAGCAGCGCGGGTCTCGACGACCGGGGCAACCGGAGCAGCGACCGGGGCCGGAGCAGCGGTCACGGCAGCGGCGGCACGCGCCGCTTCGGCGGCCGCGATCTCTTCAGGGGTCATAGTCTCTTCCTTGGGTTCGGCCGCGGCAGCGGCTTCAGTGGTGTCGTCGCGGGTGACGACTTCGACGTCGTAGACGCCTTCGGGCTCCCGGCGCGCATGAGCGCCGGGATCAGCGGGAATGGGCACCGCGGAGATTTCCATCGGTTCCCAGTCGGTGGCGCGGAGGGTGGGCAGCTTCTCGCCGTCGCCCTCGACCTTTTCGTAGCGGTGGATCTTGTAGCCAACGCTGATGAGCAGCGGGATGCCGTCGCGGGTGTCCTGGAGGATCCGCTCAGCTTCATCGCTGCGGGAGAACTTCACCTTGGCGAGGCCCTTGCCCTTCTCGACGCGGGCCGAACCGGGCACCACCGCGCCAAGGCGGGAGCCCATCGACCAGCTGTCGTGGGTGTCAAGGAACGCCGCGCCGGCGTTGAGGCGTTCGAGCCGGATGGACTTGGGATCCATGTCCAGCTCTTCCATGAAGAAGCCCTCGTCCCAGCTGTATCGCCGGACGGCCGCACCGGCGGCGAAGATCACCTCCACCGTGCGGTCGTCCAGGTTCACAGTGTCGGACCGGACCTCGAGAGCGAGGCGGCCGTCGTCGACCCGCACGCTCTGACCAGTCTTCTTGGTCATGCTGCTACCTTCTGCTTGGCGGCCGGCTTCTTGGCCGGCGCCTTCTTTGGGGTGGTCTTCGCTGCGGGCTTGGCGGCCGCAGCGGGCTTTTTCCCCTCGGTCGGCTTGTCGCCTTCCTCTGGGTCGGCCTCGCCGTCACCGACATCGCTCGACATCTGTGCGAGGCCCTGCTGCGTGGTGTAGCGGGGGTCGCTGTCGAGGATGATGCCGAAGTCGTCGAGGAGGAGGTTGACCGCGGCGATCTCGTCGAGCACCTCGTCGGGGTCGTAGCCGTAGGAGGACACGACGTCCTTCCACGACTTCAGGCCCGCGCGGATGGCGAGGATGTCGGCCTTCACGTCGTCGATCGGGTTGATGAACTCGAACTTGGGCGGCACCCACTTCACCGGGAT